GCGCGCCGCGGCAATCACGCGCCAACGCCGCCGCCTGCTCGATCGGCGCGAGCGTCATGGTGATGCCGCGCACGGCATATTGACTGAAGTCGATGTCGTCGATCGCGAGCAGTGTGTAGGGCGGATGAGCCATCAGGAATACCGGCTCGGCTTGCGGCCGCCGGAACGGACCTGTGCCAGCGCCGCGGCCTTTTGCAGTTCACCGATCACCGCAGACGAGGCGCGCAGGCCGCCGATGGGCGGCAGACCGGGGAATTGAATGGTGACATGGCTCATGCCGCCGACCGGGCCGCCGCTGGCGAACGCCGGCAGCGACCGTGGCACCAGGCCGCCAAGCGCGAACCGACCCAAACCGTCGAGCACGCCGCGCAGGTTGCCGCCCGAGCGCCGCAGCGCCTCCAGCAACGCCAGCATGCCAGGCTGTGCCACCGTCCGCGCCGGCATGATGTGTTCGCCACGCGAGACCCAGGCGAGATTGCTGTCGGAGGTGCCGGTGCCGCGCCCGCCGAGCAATCCACCCTCCGCTAAACGACCTGGGCGCTGCGACTCCAGGGACGGAATCGAGGTCGGGCGAGGAAGGTTAGCAAAATAACTAGCCTTGGCGGCGGCGGCATCGGCGGCGGCGGCGGCGCGTGCGTATGCCAGCGCGAGATTGTTCACATCCAGCACAAGAGTCTGCGTCGGGGTGCTCGCACTCGCGAGTTTGTCAGCTGATGACTTCAGGTTTTCGGCGGCCAGCGAGGCTGTGCCCAATCCTTGCGCCGCCTGCGCACCCGCTTGTCCTGTTTGCTGCAATGCTTGGCTAGTTGTATTAGCTGCCTGCGTGGTCTGCTGCGCGGCCTGCTGGCCTGCTTTCCCGAGCTGATCCCATGCTTCTTTAACTTTTTGTGCTGCTGCAGCCTGTTGTTCTGCTGGAGCGGAGAATAGATTAAAGGCCGCCTTCAGCACGTTAAACTCAGCAATAATTTCCGCAATATCGCCTTTGAGTTTTCTAATTTCTTCGGTCAAAAACCCGAAAACCGGCGTGACTATCGGCGCAATGCTTTGCTTGAGTTCGGCCCACGCCTGGTTCAGTTGCCTCAACGCCTGTTCATACTTGGCTGCCGCAATGATCTGCTCCTGGGTTGCCGGGGCGATCTGACCAAGAGCACTGGCAAAATTGTTCGCGTTGAGAGTGCCGGTTTGCAAGCCGGCGATCACTTGAGCGCCAAGAGTATTATCTAATACCGACATTGCCAGTTGGGTGCGCTGCACACTATCCGGCATGGTTTGCAGTTGGGCGATGAATCTTTGCAATGCCCCAGTGATGCCAGTAAGGTTTGTAAGGTTTGTGGTGAAATCAGAAAATACCGTAATGACAGAACTGGGCACCAAACCTGCAGCGAGCGATTCTTTCAACTTTGCCAAGCCTGGCGCAATCGCATCGGTAGATATGCCGGCTTGCCCAAGAACCTTTTGCAATTTGTCAAATTGCTGCGCCGTCAAATCCAGCTTCGCGCCCTCGGCGGTCAGCTCGCTAAGCGACTTTGCCGCATCGTTCCCGAACTTGATAATAGCTCCAGCCGCAACGCCGGCTGCAATACCAACAGGCCCAAACGAACGGGCCAGAACGCCAAACAACCCGAGCGATTTTGTCATCCGGGTGGCCATGCGAGTGACGGCAGTGCCAAGACTTTCGAATGCTCCCTCGACCTTCTTGACGCCTTGGACGACCTGCTCGAACACCACCGCATTTTCCGCGGCTGACTTAACCTTATTGAATGCCGCCTGGCCCTTATCACCGAGATCGTCGAATTGCGCTGATGTTGAGCTGAGATTGACTTGATCGGCTGCGTCCTGGATGTCGCTGAATGACTTCTGGCCAGCCTTGCCGATATCCGCGAGTTGCCGCGTGACCTCATCGCCGCCATCAAGTCCGATCTCTATCGAGATTTTGTCTGCCATGACGCACTAATTTTCCTTGAAGTGCTGGAGAAACAATTCGCCAATGCGGGCGGCATGTTCCTCGACGATCTCGGTGATGCGGAATTTCTTCGGGATGCGAATCGACGGCACGCCAACGTAGAGCGGCTTACGGTTGCGATCGTGATCGTTGGCATCGAACAGCATCGGGTGACCACGCACCGTAGCGGAGACCAGTTTCTTGCCCGAACGGCTCGCCGGCGGTCCGCCCGGTGTGGTCGGTATCCACAGCAACGGCCGACCTTGAATCGTTGCGCCGTGCTCGAACACACCGGCGAGTCCGCCCATCGAATGAAAGATGATAGCCTTGGCCTGCAAGGATGGCTCGCCGCCTTCCTTTGCACCCTTGATCCGTTTTTTCAGTCCTGCCTGCCATTTATTTCCAAACCGACCGGCGCTCGCGATGTTGCTGCGCCCTTCCTCGACCGCATCGTCCGCCGCCTCGCGCAAGGCCGCAACCGCCGCCGTGGCGACCGACCGTTGCTTGTCGCGAATCAGTTCGATCACGCCAAATGGATCGGCCTTGACTGTGAACTTCATGGCCATTTACTTTTCACCCTGATCGATGTGATCAAGTTGATGACTGAATTCGAGATAGGCCCACATCTGCCGCGGCGTCAGCGTCATTGCATATTGGGGTGGGAAGCCGCGTCGGATAAGGGCTGTGATGGCAATGGCGATTTCCGCAAGCGCACTTTGATCGGCTTTGCTCCTTCGTCCGCGCTTGTGACGAGCGTCGTCAACCTCTCGACGAAGGAGACTAGTCCGTTTGGGAAGGTTAGTCCGATAATTGCTTTCAATAAAATCAATTGATTTTCGGCCAATAGCATTCTGGCGCGCTGCTCGTATTGCTCGTCGCCGAGGTGCCCGCAACCGGCGGCAATGATCGGCCCGATCGCGGCACCGAAACGCTCGATCAATCGCGTCCCGACCTTGCCGCCACTCAGTAATGTTCCGAGTTCAGGGAACCGCGCGATAATCGACGCGATGCCATCACCATGCAGTCCATGCACGATGATCCGCTTGCCATCGATCTTGACAACCTCGACCGCCGTCGAAGGCGCAATGTCCAGAAGGTCTGCCATGGTGTTTTCCTACGCTGTTGTGGTCTCGTCCCTAACTGTCCACTTGCCAAAGGAACCATCGGCACCTTTCTGCACCTCGGCCTCGATCTCGATCGTTGTGAAGTCGTCGCCATCGGTGATGAAACTGAAATCCCCGGATGGCACAAACGACACGGTTGCGTCGAAGTCGACCTGCTGGCCGATATCATTGGTCCCGACGATCTTGATATCGCCGGTGAACTCTGGCTTCGATAGGCCACTCAGGACGGTGTTGCCGTCGGTATCGATGCTTACCCCGGCAAGCGCGAAGAATGCAAGATTCTGGCCGTTGATCTCGTCGAGGGTGAACTTGATGGTTGCGGCAAGTGATGTAATCGCCGTAAAATCCTTAGTTTTCACGCCTTCGCGGGAGCTAAAATGCTCTTTTTTTTCAACAGCCGGCGTGTAGACGAACGACGGCGCATTGCCGAGGTCGGTGTAGGTCGAAGCGCCGTCCTCCTTGAACGAGACGATACCTTTGCCAATATGATAGTTCTGCACATTGGGTGACGTGGGCATGGCGGTATTCTCCTTTCTAGAGATCGTCGGGCTTGAGCGTGTACTTGAACAGAAATTGCGCGGTTAATGCTGCAAAGCCTGTGCGCGTCCATCCGACATCGGTCTGACACCCGAGATAGCGGATTGCACCGTTGCCGTGGCGCCCGGTTTTCACGATCTGCTCGTTGAGTTCGGTGTCGGTCAGCACCCGCTTGATCAGCTCGCGGCGAAACGTAGTAACGATCGAGCCGAGCACGACGTTGTCATCTTGCACTTGAACAACGATGCCGGGTGTCATCTGCACATTATATGGCCGATGCGATTGCTTCATTGACACGTCACCCGCGCCATCGGATTCCTCGTCGCCGTCGAGCACGATTGCCGCCGGCAACTCAGCCTCAATGAGGTCAATGTTGTTGCGATGCACCGAGCGGATGTTCG